CCCCTCTTCGTGGTCCTAACCCACAAGGGTTGAATATTCCATTAAAACAAGTTAAAACGATCCAACTGGAGAAATTAAATGGCAGAAATAGACAAGAGTCTTCCGAACACTCGTACGAAAATAGAGGTTCCTTCACAAGAGGATATAGAAGAAGTTAGCGTTCAAGAACCGGTAGATAACAAAGGACCGATAGAAGTTACACCTGAAGAAGATGGTGGTGCAACTTTAGATTTTGAACCAGGTGCAATCAATGTACCAGGAACTGAGAATCATTTTGATAATTTAGCAGATATATTACCCGATGATATTTTAGAACCAATCGGTTCTGACATGGTCAATAATTATATGGATTATAAATCTTCTAGAAAAGATTGGGAACAATCTTATACACAAGGTTTAGATCTGTTAGGTTTTAAATACGAAAATAGAACTGAGCCCTTTCAAGGAGCAAGTGGTGCAACACACCCTGTATTAGCAGAAGCTGTTACACAGTTTCAAGCACAAGCATACAAAGAATTATTACCTAGCGACGGACCTGTCAGAACACAGATTATAGGAGTTAAAAATCCACAAACAGAATTACAGTCACAACGTGTAAAAGATTACATGAATTATTTAATCATGGATCAAATGAAAGAGTATGAAGCAGAGTTTGATTCTATGTTATTTCATTTACCACTAGCAGGTTCTACATTTAAAAAAGTTTATTACGATGTACCACTTGGAAGAGTGGTATCTAAATTTGTACCTGCTGATGAATTAATAGTTCCTTATACTGCAACAAGTATTGAAGATGCAGAGTCTGTAATACACGTTGTTAAGATGTCAGAAAACGAATTACGAAAACAACAAGTTAATGGTTTTTATGTAGATGTAGATCTTGCACCACCAAGTAACGTTGAACAAAACTCTGTAGAAAAAAAGGAAAGAGAATTAGATGGCACTAAAAAATCTGGTAAGCAAGAAACAATATATACTTTGCTAGAGTGTCATGTAAATTTAGACTTAGAAGGTTTTGAAGATATAGATAGTGATGGTCAACCAACTGGAATTAAATTACCATACATTGTAACTGTTGAAGAAGGCAGTAGAACAGTTTTAGCAATTAGAAGAAATTATGCGCCTAATGATCTAAAGAAAAATAAAATCCAATATTTTGTTCATTTTAAATTTCTCCCAGGTTTAGGGTTTTATGGCTTTGGATTAATCCACATGATTGGCGGACTAAGCAGAACTGCAACAGCTGCTCTCCGTCAATTATTGGATGCTGGTACATTATCAAATTTACCTGCAGGATTTAAACAACGAGGTGTAAGAGTTAGAGATGAAGCATCTCCTATACAACCGGGTGAGTTTAAAGATGTCGATGCACCAGGTGGTAACTTAAGAGATGCATTCTTTCCACTACCTTATAAGGAGCCATCACAAACATTATTAAATTTATTAGGAGTAGTAGTGTCCGCTGGTCAAAGGTTCGCTGCTATTGCTGACATGCAAGTGGGCGATGGTAATCAAGCTGCTGCTGTTGGTACAACAGTTGCGTTATTAGAACGTGGTTCAAGGGTCATGAGTGCTATTCATAAAAGATGTTACGCAGCTATGAAAGATGAGTTTAAATTATTAGC